CTTTTCTTCTTGCTGCACGAACTTTCCCGCGAACAAAACGGGGTTTCCTACGTCTGTCGAATAGACAACAAATGTTTCTCTGGGGTCTAACACAGCCGTATAGTAGGGTGCGTCGTCCTCGGTCATCTCCTGAATAGGCATACATAGCCTGTAGGAATTCCCCGAAATGTACATCCACTCCGCGAGACTTAAGTCTTTCGCTTCTTTCGCGTCTGCCCTTGCGAACGCATTTAAGGTTTCTATGGAACTGGTGTCGTCCTGCCCCGCATTGGTGTACTGGAGGGGGTGCGAGAACTCGTAACCCTTCTTGAACTCCACGACCTCCCAAGCCCTGTTTTCAACGACCGTATTGAGGATTTCGGGGCGCACTGTCTTTATTCTTCTCAATATGGGCTGATTCCCGTTGCGAAAGTCATAAAGTTTCTCTATCTGTTCGCTGTTCTCCTGATGTAAAGGCAAAATCTTTTCAAGAATCGACCCGATATTGCTTGCGGTCAATTCCATCGGCGAGGCTTTTAATACCGTTCTGCCAAAATACATATTTTCTCCAACAAAAAAGGACTTGCCTTCGCAAGCCCCAATCAGCTGTTCACATCCGCCCAATTACGGACGTTCTCGATATTGTACTTTCCGTTTTACCTCGATGACCTTATAGCCGTCCCGCCCGTACTCCGTTTCCGCTTTGTTACCCTCGCGGATTATGCGCTCTATCTCCCTTATGGCGGACTCCGGCAACTTCTTGTCTTCCACATTATCACCTTTTGTATATTTTGTCAACAATAATTATACTTTTTGTATTAAAACGGCCGTTTAAAGGCGGTGGCTATAGGCGTCCTCACACCTCTCACCATATCTATGGCGAGCGCCAGTGAATCGGGGGCGTCGTCTGTCTTGTTCTTCCCCTGCACCTTGAAGGCAAACACATTCTGCATGAACTGCTGGTACTCCTTAGAACGTTTGCCGTTGTCGAGGAATATGAGTTCCCGTATTTCGGGGGCGCGGTCGAATATCCTTATCTCCTTCGCCTTATCGTTCGGGGCGGCTCTCTTTGTTATGGAAAGCCTGTAACCTTCCTTTTTCAACCCTTCCTCGATGAAATCGGGGTAATCCTCGGTCATCTTATTGGCTTCAAACAGCGCGGCGGTCACATTATGCGCTTTTATCTTTTCTATAATCAGCGGCCTTGTGACGGATTTGTCCGCGTCGGAATACACCACGTCGTGCACATAGATTTTCTCCCCGTATTCGTAACAGACAGGCCCGGCGGTGAAGTCCCTGCCGCCCCAGCTCGGGTCTACCGCCATGAATATTCTGTCCGGGTCGCCGGGGGGAAGCACGCCGTTGTATGTTTCAAAGTCCTCCGGCGTGAACAGCGCGCCGCTTCGCTCTATGGGTTCCCCGCAATACTGCGCCATCCACGAAGCAAGGTCATTGTTTCTCTCAAAAGACGCCCGCCGCTGGTGGTAATATTCCGTGGAAAACCCCACCTCATACGGATAGTCGAACCGGCTCTCGTCCTGTTCGTCCAATGCGGGGATGTTGATGATCTCAAACTTCCGGTTTCTGAACTTGCTGTCGTTTATGAGCAGGTCCATCCTCATCCCTATAGGGTCTATCTCGGCCCACCTTGTGCCGCACCACAGGACTTTCGCCGTCTCCTTTGCCCTCGGCAAGAGGTTGTTGTCCACCTTGTTCCACGCGGACACGAGCCGGTCCTTGCTCAAAGCCTCCTCTATGCCGGAAATGAGATCGTCGGAAACGAGGATGCCGTCGCAGTCGCAGGCGCCGTTCAGCGTCCCGTAGAGCGATCGGCAGGTCAAAGACGGGTATCTTTTCCGCCTGTCTATGTTCAACGTCTCGTCCTTGGCGTTGGTCTGCACGACACTCGATGCGGGGAATACGCTTTTCCAGTGATAGGTGTTCGGGTCGTTTATGATCTCCAGCACGCCGTTGTAGAACGCCGTCGTTATCACATCGGAATACGCGCTGTAAAGGTTCGACGCTTCGGGGTTCCGTCCGATTATCCAGGTCATGAAGAACATGAGCAGGCTGGTCTTCCCCGTCCTCGGCGGCATCGAGATAAAGAACTCATCTAACGTGCCGTCCACAAACCCCTGTAAATGGTCCACCACCCTTTTCAATACCTTACGCCTGGGCAGATAAAACTTGTCCTCCGCTTTCCTGTTCCATTCGAGGTATGTCATGTACGAATCCAAATCATCCGTGGCGGCGAAGAGATACGTCCGCTTGAGCAGCTCGCGAAACTCCTCGGCGTTCCTGCCGGCTCGTATGGCGTCTAAACACACCCTCCGCACGATCTTAATCTGCGCCTGCGCCGTGCCCCTGTCTTCCTCCGAAAGGCAATAGTCATACATGGCCCGCGCGTGTACATGGCTGTGCTCCGGCATTTTATCTTGCAGTTTTTGAAAGGCCGCGGTGGGATTCATTCTACAATCCTTGTCTGTTCTTCCGGTCCAAAGCTTCCGCGTATTTGCTCTTCATCCAATCGGGTATGATGGCGTCCATGTCTTTCTTGAACACCACATACAGTTCCAGCGGCACATATTTACACGAATTGATATACACCGGATTGAACGCATAGCTGATGAACTTCTCGCCCTTCGTCTCCGCCGTTATCCTGGCGATTATCCCCAAGCCGATGGTTCTATTGAGGTATTCCCTCGTCTTCTTTTCGGATATGCCCAGCAGTTCGCAAATCCCGGCTAAGTCCGCAAACCCTTTCGAGTCCTTGCGCCCCACTCTGTTTGTGTTCTTCACGATGTACTCCGACAACGTGTATGTCCGCAGCAAATCCGCCTTGCTGGCGATAGCCTCGCACAACCGCCTGTCCGGATAGTGCTTCTGGTGATAGTTCCGCTGCTTTATCATGCCCCCGAACGTCTCGTCGCTCCACAAATAGAATCCGCGCTCACGGTGTCGGTATATGTCCCCGGTCTCTTTGTCAAACAGGCATTCCAGCTTTGTCATACGCTCCTCAAAATGCCCCGTTTCGGGGCACTTTTTGCCCGATTCTGCCCCGTTTTGGGGCACTCTTTTTTCGCTGCATCGCGTGTATATCGGCGTTTATGCCGCGTTGCCCCCAAACTTCTATACGTAAGTAATAGTATAGAACACGTATATATGCGCCTTTTTTATTTTGCGGGTGCACGAGGGGTTGACTACGCCCCGTCTGTACACAGATATATAGGGGGGCGGGGCCCCTCTCAAAGGTGCACTAAATGGTAATTTAGCGCATGTACTGCAATCGTACAGTTTCATTCACCGCTTTACATACCGCCTTTGGTTATAATGCACAGCAGTTTATATAATGGTTCAATCTTCCAAACTGTCAACCAGCTTGAGGTTGTCTTCGGCCGACGCATACGGCTGCGAATCCGCCGAAACCGGCGTCAAATTGACCTGCTTGACGTCCTGATAGCCGTGATGATTGACACCCAGGAACACCCCCGCCACCGGGTTAATCTTGCCGTCAAGCATGTACTGCTCCCACAAAATCGTCAAATTCAGATGCGCCTTTTTAAAAATGTCCACACACGCAGAGCTCAACCTCCGCACTTTTCCGTCATTTGATGCGCTGCCGCTGACTATCTCCCACACTCTGCGGCGGTCCAGCCCTACAGCCATCGCAAAGCCGTTGACGGTGGGGCGCATATCGTGATCAGCACATAGCTTATAGTAATCAAAGACTCGTGTTTGTAATTGTTCTGCGTCTGTTATATCTATTTTTGGTAATGATGACACAATAAGGTTAAACATGACATACTTTGCATTATCGCCGGGATCGGCGTTGATGGCGTTCTCCGGGATAAGGGGGGAGTTTCCGCCCCGAGGTTTCAGCTTGCCGCCGCCCTCCCTGGGCTTGTTCTTGCTTCCCGGGGGCCTTCCCCTCCTCGGGGGTTCCGGGATGACTACGGTGTTATCTTTGCTTTCCATTTTGTGATCCTTCCGACTGCATTGTAATCAAGTATCTGTACCGCCATACCTCCCGCCAAGCGGATGTAACCATCCCCATCACTAACATCGCAGTAAAGCATACAATCGACGCTATTATTATGCAGGCAATATAAATATTCACCAATCTCACTTTTTATTACTTTTTGTATATATTTTATCATTATTTTATTATTATTGCAATAAAATAACCCGGTATAATACCGGGCGTTATTATTTATATTCGATATTTTTGGCTACTTCTCCGGGGCTTCCGGCTGTGCCCGAGGCTCGGTCTCGTCATGGCTGCCCCCCATTTGCTTTTCAATCGCGCCGATGATAAAGCCGTTGACACTCATGCCGGCGGCATCCGCCGCAGCCTTAATTTTTTCCTTTACACCCTTATACACCCGCAGCGATATGCTGTCATATGCCTTCTTATTGTATCGGGCTTTTACCGCGCTTGATGTCTTAGTCTTAGCCATACCCGCATTATACCATAAACACATACTTAATGCAGTATGTAATAATAACCAAAATGCTGATACAAGTATCCTGATATACTGGGTATTATGTCAATATACATACTGATTACAGTATGGTATAATAGGGCTACATCAAAGACCGCCAGACAGCACCTTGACAACGTAATATCCGCCTCTATGATACCTCCCGGCCAGCTACGCATTCCGCGGCCGCCGGGACGCACACCCGCCCAAGGAACAGAACCGGACGGAGGAAAGCACGAGGACACGACGGATATACCATAATCAAGACTGGCGGGCTATACCCGCTGCCACGGCGGCGGCCGTAAAACGTAACCTCAAACACAAGGAGATAAAGCAATGACCATCTATACTATGCATCCCGTTAATAGCGAACACCTTGCAGATGTGATCGAAACCATGAAAGCCCTGGGCTCCCCGGAAATCAAGGCATGCTTTGACGGCGAAGCCTACTGGGCGCTTGAGGGCTCCCACAGGATAGCCGCAGCGCACGCGCTGGGATTGGTACCGGTCATAATTGAGGTCGACCCCGAAGATGTAATCTTCAATGCCGACATTGAGAGCAACGATCTCCGACCCGGCGGATACTACACGGCGCAGGAGATTTACGATAGCTCATACGGCGGACCTTACGCAACACCCACACAATACTTTTTCAGTACTGGCGATGAATATGATGCATAGTCGCACGCTCCCCGCCTGATGAGTCGTAGAGACGACGAAACCGCCGCAAGGCGGTCGCGGGAAACCGTAAGCCCTGCCGGGGGAAGTGACCGCTCCCCCCGGAACCCGATAACAGGAAATCGGACAGGACTTTATTATTATACCATAACAGGAGGCTCTAAAAATGACTAACGAAACAAGGATCAACCAGCTAAGCGAAAACGAAGTTACCTGCCGGGACGTCGCCAAAGACCTCGAGGCGATAGCGGACAACGAGCTGATGAAGTGCCCGGAGTGCGGCGAGACCCTGAACGCCATGCAGTACGAGATCGACTATGAGCACGAAGACGGCGAAAAATGCACCTGCTTAGAGTGCGGAAAGACCTTCGACGCCGGAGACCTTGAGACGTACACGATGTACGACTACTTTGATGACGTATATGACATCGAGTACCGGATAGACGGCAGTCGGCAGTATAAAAGCGTGTCCCTTTGCATCGCCTACGGCGGCCCGAGCCTCTATGTCGACACCGGCAGCCGGAGCGTTGAGCTGTACTGGTGGGGCGACCGGGCAAGCTGGCACATCAGTCCGGATACCTGCGACATGATAGACGAGTGCTTCGAGGAGCTGTATCACTGCTAAACGCAAACTCGCACCCTTTCGGGCATCAAAAAATACCCGAAAGGGTAACTTTTAAACTACAACACTTATGGTATCATACATATATGATACAGACGGGGGATAAAGATGGCAAGATACGAAATCAAGGCAGAAGAAATTCAAAAATACTCCGACGCGGTAAAAGGTAAGTTCAACAACGCCGTTCGGAAATTCGGCCTCACGGCGGAAGGTGATACCTTCTATGCCGACAACAAGAAAATTTATAACACATTCAAATCCGCTTTAGCTCGGGAGACCGGGGATGAAGAGTACGCAGAGAAGTCCAAGCCCGTGGTCGCGAAAAAAGCCGGCTACGGTAAAGCTAAGGACGTCAACCCCGAGTATGAAGCGAAGGTCAAGTCCGGCGTCGCCACCTGGAAGAAGGGCGCTGACGGTAAGTGGTACGTCCTTATCAACAGCTCTTATTCTTTGACGTTCGGCACAAAGGTCGAAGTCGAAAAAAAAGACGGCACGCGCGAAACCGTAAAGCTCGGTATGGTGAAGCAGAAAACAGACAGCGGATATCTGTACTTCTGCACCCGTGTGAGAACCAGCTTCGGCAGCGAAGACAAGTCTTTCGCGGCGCCTTCCAAAAGTGAAGCGACCCCACGCCGGACCGAGAAGCCGGCGCAGGAAAAGACAAAGTATATTGAAGTCCCGGTGATGTACAATATCCGAATCCCGGACGAAGGCGGCATCCTTATCCGCCACGAAAAAGCATACAAGGTCTTGTCGAGCACGTATGTTCCGGACGGCTGGGACGACTACAACGAAGAGGACATATTTGAGCACTATCGCCTCGGCGTCATCGACCTCACGGACACCGAAGAGGGCCAAAGGCTGATAGCAGAAGAGACCGCCAGGCAGGAAGCCAAAAAGGCCGAGTATCAAAACAGGCGCGACTTGATAAAGCTCATCAAGGAAAAAGGCGTGGAAGCATCCGGCGCGATCCCCGAAGGCGAAGTCCTGTATGACACTTTTAGGATAGACGGCACGGGAGAAAAGATAATCCAAACGGATACCGAGCTTTGGTACATCGCCAACAACGGGATGGACGGCGACAACTGGAGTAGAAACACCATCATCACCGGCGGCGCCGGAGCGTATGGTTGGAGAGCTCCGAGAAGTAAATAGCAAAGAAAACCGAGCCCGGCGGTCAAACCGGGCAGAAAGGAAATTTATGACACACTGGATGACAAGCTATTACATAGGATATATGGGGCATATGATTCGCGTTGACATATATCCAAATGATCCTCGTGAGATGAAAGTAGTACATGAACAGCCTGATAAAACATATGAATTGCTCGGTTATTACGAAACAATTTACGGGAACGATATTGAAAATATGATGAGATATGATATACCACCAATAGCCAAATTACACCGCATCGTGCCCAAGCGATTGGATTGGAAATTGCTTGCCGAAGAGGTAGACGGTGATAGTATCACAGTGAAACTTTTGGGGCAAGAAAAGCAGGTGACATTCAATGTGAATGACATAGTGTTGGATGATATATCATTCATAGTGGACGTTGACGGCATCCGCTTGATATGGGATGAAGGTGAAAACAGTTGGAAGAGAAGATAGCAGAAAGGAGCACAATGAAAGGAAAGTTGAACGCCTTGTTTGATAGCTTAGAAGAGAACTCCGTTCAAGCGGCAATCCACACAGGTGAGCGGAGCGAAAAACGATATAGCCGGAACTGTTACGATATAAGAATAGAAATATTTGAGTTGTTTGCCGAGTTGCTTGATATCCAAGAAACAGAATTACGAAATATTATATCAAATGAATTGAGGAAATCATAATGAAAGACTTGTTTGACGTCACCGAGCAGGAGTCCGGTATAGTCATCTTTGATAACGGCGAAGCAATCATAGCGAATTGGGAAGCCGCCGGCTTGGGTATCCCACGCATCGACCCTTTAGGGATCACGCTTATCGGCCTCCCCTGCGACATTGAGGTTATAAAAATATCGCATATCGACGACATCGGAACGCTCGTCGACCTCGATAAAATCATTTGGGACCTCAATGACGACGCACCTACGCTTCCCGGCACACCGGGTAAGGTATACATCATCCTGGCCGACGGCTCGCCTTACACCGTCATAGCTCCGGACGGGTGGAGCTAAAAAGCAAAACGGAAGAAATAACACGACCGCTCGGAATACTCCGGGCGGTTACTCTTTTCTAAAACAGCTTGCTTAACCCGGTCAGCTCCCGCCGTTCGCCCGGTCCATCAGCGCGGCGAGTGCCCGCCGGTCCCACAGTAACACGCCCGCGCTTCGCGCTTGGCTTATCGCTGCGGAGGTAAAAAAATTGTTCGTCAGCACTATGGCCTTTGTTGCCCCGTAATACGCTTGTGCGGCGAAGACCTCCTGCACCGCCCTGTTTCCCACCTTGTTACCCTGTCGCTTGCACTGTATCACCCATTTTTCCGCACCGGCGTAAGCGACTAAGTCGGCTCCGAAATCGCCGCTTTTCCTCGTCCTGTCAACCCGGGGAAACCCTAACGCCAGCAAAATAGTTCGCACATATACCTCAAAAGAGTGCCCGTCCAGCGTGTCGGCCACACCCAAAAGGAACACCGGCTTGGAAGAAGGCTTCGCCGTTGCAACCTCCGGCTTGGAAGAAGGTTCCGCCGTTGCAATCTCCGGCTTACGGTTGTTCCCCCATATAATCACCCAAATCACGAAGCCGATGAAAAAAGCCGGCGCCGTCAAGCGATACGCGATACACGACACGACGATCATGGTCAGGCTTATCAAATTCAGAATCAACAACACGGCCGCACCAACCCTATAATGATCGATGAAAGTGAAATACCCGCAGCTCCGTGTGAAGAAACGCGAGTATCTCAGTCAAAGACAAGGCGAACCTTATCTGACCCCATTTAATCAGATTTGCAAGCCTTTGTCAAACTATGGATAAAGGAGACCACACAATGATGAAGACCGTTCAAAGACCGTCCGCCGCCCTCCTGTGGCAGCGCCCCTCGCTCGAAATCCTGCCCGACCCCGCCCCGCAGACGCGCACGCCCGTATACACCGGAGCGAGCCTCGCCGAGGGCATCACCGCCTGCGGCGTTCCCTGCGCCTTTGTCTCAGCGTCGCACGGCGCCGCGGTGTCGCAGTATCACTTCAACCTCGGCGACCTCCGGGACATAAAGAAACTGCCCGCGGTCGTCAAGATGCTGTCTGCGTCCGTCCACCACGAAGTGACGCAGCAAAAGTCCAGTGCCGGGCACTTCTCCCTCGTCGTACCGAAAGCCGAAAGGGAAACCGTAAGCCTCAAACACGCCCTGCGCCGAGACTTCAACTTTGCCAACGGCATCAACTACGACATCCTTTCAAACTACGGCACGGTCAGCGTCGAAAAGGCGGCGAACAACCGCATGCACAACGCCCTCGCGCTGATACCGAATCTAAGGGCCTGTTTGGGCGCCGGAGCCGATGGCGGCACGTTATGCCTCGATATAGAAAAACTCCCGCATGCGCTTATCTCAGGCGCCACCGGCAGCGGTAAATCCGTGCTGCTGCACTCCATGCTCACGAGTCTCCTGATAAACTGCACCCCCGACCGGCTGCAACTGGTGCTGATAGACGCGAAAATGGTCGAACTCACGGCCTACGAGGGCATCCCGCACCTGAGCATGCCCGTCGTCACCGAATCGGAGCGGGCCGTGTCGGTGCTCGAAGACCTTTGCCGGCTGATGGACAGCAGGTATACCGAAATGTCCCGCCTCGGCGCGAAGGACATGCCGCAGCACTGGCCGCGCCTCGTTGTCGTCGTGGACGAGCTCGCCGACCTGATGCTCCTGTCCCGCAAATCCGTCGAAACGTCGCTTGTCCGTCTGGCGCAAAAAGGTCGCTCCTGCGGCATCCACCTTCTCCTCGCAACCCAAAGCCCGAAAGTCCAGGTGCTCACGGGTCTGCTCCGCGCGAACATCCCGGTTAAGATAGCCCTAAAGACCGCGACCGCCATAGACTCCCGCATAGCTCTGGGCGCTAACGGCGCCGAAACGCTGCTGGGGCGCGGCGACGGACTCATCCAGGGGCTGGGCGACACTATCCGCTTCCAGTCGGCGCTCACCTCCCCCGGCGACATCGCCGCCGTCGTCAATCACTGGCGCTTCGCCCCGTAGTCTACTGTAAATAGGCCTTCTCCATTTGACGGAGAAGGCCTTTTTTTCGTGTGCAGGTTCACCCTATCGGCGTCACTCATAATCGCCGCGTTTTACAAATCCTATACGCCTCCATCGTTCTTTAGCCTTTATTCTTTCTTCATC